GCGTCGGATCGCATCCGCCCGCCGCAACTCCGCCTGTTTCAGGGTGCGCAGCTCCGCTGCCCGGCTTTCGGTGACATCTTCGTCAAACCGCAGCTGCCCCTCAATGCCGAATTCCTTTGTGGCCTCCGCCCCGCTCAACATCCGTTCGGCAGGTGCAGACAGGGCAAAGGGATTGCCTGCCCGCGCCATGGGGGCCGCCACCGCGCGCGACAGGCTGTCGCCCAAATCCTCCAGGCCCCGCCGTGCCGTGCGGTAAAGTCCGGGGGTCGGGTTGCGCGCCCACGCATCATCCCATGTCGCCGCCAGCACTTCGCCTGTACTGGCCTGGAACCGGTCGGTGCCGATGGCTTCAACCGCCCGCAACGGATCGATAGGGGCGGTGATGATCTCGCTCATCGCCCATACCTTATCTTGGGCACTTGGGTGGCCGTCACCTGCGCCCCGTCGATATCGGCAAACTGGAATTCCAGACGGCGACCATCAGACAGGAACACGGGCTGCCCATCCTCATGCACCCGGAACCATCCGCTTCCATCCTCCATGGTCAGCCAGGCACCGCGCCGCGCACCGTTCAGGGCGATTTCCTGCCGGTCCGCAACGCTGTAACCCGTCATCACGCCCTTGGGGTCGCCCGGATCAGCTATCGCGTCTTGGTTCAGTTTGGACATAATGATATCGCCCCAAAGCTGGGCGCGGGGACCAAGGCCCTTCGGTGCCCGCGCCATGGCCTGCCCGCCGCTCTCCACGAAATCCCAGCGGCCAAGGGCAACATCATTCGCGGCCTTCGTCGCCGCCTCCCCCGCATCCATGCCTTGCGCGGCATAGCGATAGGCCAACAGCCGGGCCGCCTTCTCATAGCCAGCCCCGATATCCTGCCCGTCCGGGGCGGCGGACAGGGAACGGTATAGGGGGGCAAGCGCGCCCGTCACCGTCTGGTCGATCTCCTTGGCGTCTGCCCCCGCCGCCTGGCGCAGCGCGTCCTTGTCCTGCGACAGGGCCGCTGCCAGGGCTGCGCGGCCCCTTTTGTCCGTTGTAGTGGCTAGCACCTGATATTCACGCGGCATACCGGCTTTGGCCAAGTCCCGATAAGCCGCAGGCCAATGCTTTCCGTACTCTTCCGATAACTTGGTCAGCATGTTCGCGGCAGCTTCCGGCTTAGCGCTGGAAATCTCCGCTACCCGCAACGCCGCCTGTTCCTTGGGCAACACGCGCACCTGTACCGTGGGCACACCAAGCCGTTGCTGTTCGGCCATGCTGGCGGTGACATAGGCGGCAAAGCTGGCGGCCTTTTCCTCCGGTTCTGCCGCCTCATAGGCCTGCCACCGCTCCCGCACGGCGGGGGCTTGCGCGACATAGGCGGCGGGGTCCGCGTCCAATGCCTGGGCGCGCCGCGCCACCAACCCCGACAGGGCATTCAATTCCTGCTGCCGGTCCTCCCACCCGCGAATGTCATTCGCCGCCTGCGCTTCTTGACGGCTGGCCATCATGGTTTTGATTTCGTCGGGGCTGGCCCATTGCACCGCGATGGCATCGGCCCCGAACTTCTCCGCCTGATGCAGCTCCGCAATGGCGGCCTGTCCGGCCTTTTCGCCCATGGTCGCCATGATGCGGTCGGCGTCATAATCCACCCGCCGCCCGCTGCGCAGGGCGGCGACACTGTCAGACAGCTCTGCCCGCATCTCGGCCCTGGCCAGCGCCGCCGCCTGTTTGGCCTCACCGTCCCGCATCCGTACTGCGATTTCGCTGGCATTGCGCAGGCTGATCTTGTCATTGGGTGACAGGCCCTTGTCGAACCGCCCGCTATCCAGCCATTGCAGGGCCATGGTTGGGTCGCGGTCGATCTGCCCCGCCACCGCCGCCTTTGCCAGGGTGGCCCGCATGCTGCCGGCGATCTTCGCCCGGCGGTCGGCGGGCAGGTCCAGGATGGTCAGAAGCCCGGCAAGGTCAGTGGCTTCCTCGTCATGGGCGTCCGGGTTCGAAATGACGCGATTGGCCTTGCTGGCCACCACCACGTCGAAATCGTCCACCGTCTTGGCGACGCGCGCGCCCATGGCGAAACGGCTGGCCTCTGTCTCCAGGCGTCCCCCGACACGGGCGTCCAGGCGGGTGGCCAGCATTTCCCGCGCAAAGGGCGAAAGACCGCCCGTATCGGAAATCAGCTTCGCGCGCTGCTGCGTCCAGGCCTCGCCCACCTGCTTTTCGAACCCATCGGCACCGGGGGCGGCATTGTCCGCCATCTCCCGGAAGGTCTGATCCGCCCATGTCTCGGCCTCGGCAACGATGCGCTCCACCCCCAACGTATCGCGCTGTTGCTGTGCCTTCTCCGCCGCCGCTTCCTGTTCCCGGCGCTGGCGTTCCTGCGCATCCTGGATCTGCCCCATCGCGGCGAAACCGGCGCGGGCAAGGGCGTCGCCGGCAATGGCGAAACCGCCACCCCCCGCCGGTTGCCGCACAACGGGCAGGCCGGGATTAGGTCCCCGGAAGCGTTCGATCCGCGCCCCTGTCATCAGACCGGCCCCGCCACGCGGCCCGTGCTGGTGCCCGCTGCGGCGGACATAGGCGGCGCACCACCGCCGCCGCCCCAACTGTTGGTCATCGACAGGAAGGTTGACACCCCCTGAATGCCGGTCGCCGCCGCATTCCAATAGGCAATGTTCTTGGCCCGCTTGCCCGCCGCACGGGTGGCGGATGCCTGTTGTTCGGCCCCGGTCTTCACCGCCTGGATTTGCTTTTCGGCGTCAATGGCGCTGTCGGCGATAAGGTCCAGGGCACTTCCCGCCATCACGCGCCCGGCCTTGGCCACATTGCTGCCCTGCCGACCAAGATAGCGTTCGAACGCATCCTTGATTTCACCGGCCTCGTAGGTGGCCTGACGTTCGATGCTGGCCGCCTCCGCTTCGGCATTCTTCTTGGCGGCCTTGCCGGCTTTGACTTGACCATAAATGGAAACGCCAGTGCCGATGGCGGCAAGGGACGCTGCGATGGTCAGCGGCTCACACATTTCAGGCCTGCGTATCCATGGTGATGGCCAGCGACAGGATGGTAGCGGGCGATGGGCCATCGCCTTCCACGCGCACGCGGATGCTGTCCGCCTGGTTGCCGGGGATGTTGGGTTTCAGATATCCGCGATAGGGCACGACGCCGGCATTAACCGGCTGATCGGCGCGGCGGGCAGGCAGCTCGGTCGGCGGTCCTGCCTGCCCATCCGAGATGACCCGCACATCGGCGGCACAGGTATCCAGGACATAGACGCCAATGCCCTTGATGGATTTCCGCTTGTCGGCCCCCGTGCCAATGGCGCTGCCTTGGTCAAGGTCCAGCGTCTCCAGGTACCATGGCACCGACAGGCCTACATGCACACGGCGCGCTTGGATATCCAGCGGCACCCGCCCATTCACCACCGTCTGCGGCGGCTGGCGGGCGCCATCGGCCCAAATGGCCACGGTGCGACCCTCCAGGTGGGAAAGGCCGGTGACCTCTTCGATATCGGTGTTGCTCACCACGGTTATGGCCGCGTCCAGAAGCTGGGCGCGGCTACCATCCATTTCGCCCTGGGCACGCCGCCACCGGTCGGCCATGCGCTCCATCCGGCGGCGGGTCTGTCCATCCGGTCCCGTGCGCTCGGTGACAAGATACAGGGCGTCCACCCCATTTTCGGGCACCGACGCGATGGACAACACCCGCCCGTCGGTGACGCGATGCGCCATCCACGCCATGACCTGATCGCGCGGGGAATAGGTGCAACTGGCAAGCGTGCCATCACTCAACAGGCACCACAGCAGCGACCATGGTCGCCGGCACCATGCGATCTGCACGATACCGGCCTCTAACAGATGCTCCGCCATCTGTGCCGCATCGGGTGCCTGCATATCATCGGTTTCAGCACTATAGGCCAGAAGATGCAGATTGCGCCCGCCCAACCCGACAAAGGCAATGGCCTTGCCCGCGCGGATCGGCTCCACCCGCGCGCTGCCTTCGCTGGTGGCGGGGCGGATATTGGCATTCTCTGCCGTCAACGCCTCGCCAAGGTCCGACGCCCGGATCACATATTCTCCGCCTGCCGTGCCCATGGCCAGCGTTTCGCCGGGCATCAACCAGCGGATTTCCGCCACCTCCTGATCGGCGGCAATCATATAGATGCCGCTGTCACCCAGCACTTTGCCATCCTCTTCGGTCGGTCGGAACATTTCATAGTCGCCGGAAAAGGTGCCCCATTCCGACAGGGGCTCTGCCGGCGGGCCTGCCCACCATGTCCGCTGCTCAAACAGCGCCAATGCCTGGGGCCATCCGCGATCCCCGCCCCATGCCGGCGCCCGCCAATCTTCCACCAACCCCGTGGCGCTGGCGGCGGGCCGTGCGGACAGGGAACGGTTGACGATGCTGATCGTGCTGCCTCTCAGCAGCGGCGGGGTGAAGTCCAGGGTCAGGCGGTCGTCGCCCAATGTATAATGCTGTCCGCCCGTCAATGCCTGGGTATCGACCCGGATATCAACTGATGACACCCCGGTCATGTACGGCAACCAGCTGTTCGGAAGGGTGTAGGTCTCGCCCGATCCGACCTCTGTCGTGATCGTGTCCAGGATCGTATCACCCGCTGGCCCCGGAACCGGCGGTGGCGTGGCGCCATCCTCGCTGGCCACGGCGATATGCTGCGCGTCGGTGAAGCCCGTGATGCGCAGCCAATACCATTTGCCGTCAATCCTGACGCGCACGCATTGCCCGATCCAGTCGGCGGTGGCCACGTCCGCCGTGAACATCATAACGCCGCCCGACAGGCTGGCCGCCGGCATGCTGGGCCATGGGTCACGATAGGGACCGTCCCGGAACGTCACCGGCTCCAAGGTCCAGTTGGTGCGGCCATAACGTGACAGCTTGTAGGGCCGCATACCGGCACAGGCCAGATAAACCACGTCCGCGCTTTGCGCTGACCGGATCAGGGGCAGGTGTTGAGCGCTGTATGGTGTTGCGATCTGATAAGGGGTACCGCCCGACTGGATCAAGGCCCCGCGCTCCACAAAGCGCAACTTCCCCGGCGTCCATTCCAGGATGTAACTTTGATCTTCATTGAACACGAACCGGCCAAGCCAGGCCGCCGCGTTGTCGTTGGTGGCCGCGATATCCAGGGTGCCGGGCCGCCGCGTCTGCCCACCCAATACCAGCGGGATCATGTTCAGCGCGTCGGCCTGGGCGGCGGGATAGCGTGCCAGGTCCTGCCGGCCCCATAGCTCCGGTGACCAGATGCCGGCATTCAACGGAGTGAAGCTGGCGGATCGCTTTTGGCCGCTCACGCCCGCACCGCCGCCCAATCTTCGCCGCCACCGTCATAGACCTGGGAGGCATTGCCCACCATGGCATCGGCGCTGCGCGTTTCCTGCCGCATGCGGGGCAGGCTCTGTTCCAATTCCGTGGCAAGATCGCGATTGCCGGTGATGGCATAGGCCACCGCCGCCGCCAGCTCGCGCACCATCAACGCCTGTAACCGTTCATCCATCTCATGCACGGCAATATCGGCGATGTAGCGCAGACGCAGCGGGGCGGGCAAATCGGTGACGATCTGCCCGCCTTCCACTTCCCAATCACTGCACTTCTGCCCCTTCACCTCCCACGGGCGCACGCATGCGGCGGGCAGCGTGTAGGCATAGGCATAGCCCCATTCCGGCGGAACGGCATTGGCCGCCAAGGTCGCCCGACGCATGGCGCAATTCCACGGATAGCTGGCCAGCACCGCGCGGCGCACACCATCCCATGCCGTCGCAATCTGCTGCGCCGCCGCCGTATTGTCATCCGGCCCCGTCAGCAAGGTCCCGGACAGCCGCAAGACTGCCCGGTTCCACAGCCCGACCGTAACCTGATCACTCATGGCGAATGACGTTCGCTAGGGGTCAGTCGGTCGTGCTGTAGATGGCGACCTTGACCGCCTGGGTGGCCGCCAGCGTTGCCCCCGCCACGGTCAGAAACAGATCAATGGGGGCCTTCGTGGCGTTGCGATACCCCATGCCAGCCAGGGCGCGGGCGGTACCCGCCGCCGCAACCGACGTTGCTGCCATGTAGCGGTTGGCGGACCCGGCGTCACCCAATGCAAAGGTGGCACCGGAACCCATCGCGCCGAAGCTGATATCTGCCGCCAGAAAGACAGCGTTCGGCTCCAATCGGCCCACAAAGATACGGTCGGCGGCGGCCTCGGTGCCAGCGGTGGTGTAGCTGTCGAAATGGACACGGACGGAACCATTCCACAGGCCCGGCGGGATCAGGGCGTTGGCCTGCCCAGCCCGCGTGCTATTGACGCCTTTGAAATCGGCCATGATCTTACCCTCTCCTGATTAGGTCCGGCTGGATTAAGCCGACCGCTCTTGGCAATCGATGCCGACCACGCCCCGCTCTTCCGTCCGGCAAGCACCCAGGCGCATTTCTGCATAGACCTGCGTGGCGTAGGACTGCTGCGGCAATTGGTCGATCTTGGACTGAATGTCCTTCGGCTTGCACATTGCAACGCTGGACTTGGTGTACGCCCAGTTGCGCCGAACGTGACCGGACTTGCTCAGCATGGGTGCGGGCAATACGATCCAGTTGAAGCCCAAATAGATGCCTTCGAACTTGCCAGACTGGATAGCGCCGATGGTGACATAATCGGCGCTCGTGGCCTTCGGATCGTTCAGCATGTTGGTGATCTGCTGTTCGCAACAGACGAAGTAGCGCGGATCGTCGTCGGGCACCTGCGCCTCGGAAAGCAATTCGCGCGTCATGTTGACCTTGTCGAATGTCAGACCAGTCGGCGTGCTCCCGACCGGGATCAACTGATCCGCAGAGGGCCAGGAAACAATGCCATCGGTAGACTTCTCGCCCGCCGGCACGTCAGCTGGCAGAGCCGCCAGGATGACGCGGTCCTTGGTGCGCTGCATGCCCATCTGGGCCGACTGTGCAAGCTCACTGGTGGGGTCGCCCATCAAGCGCAACTTATCGTCATCGTCGATCAGATCACCCCACTGCCAAGTGTCAGACATGATCCAACGGCGGTCGAAGTCAGTGCCGACGTGGGGCGTTTTCGGATAGCGGGTTGTCTTCTTTACCGGTTCGGACTTGCCGATGCGGTCGATGGATGTTTCCTTGCCCTTCTGTTCCACGACGCGGACGGTGGCTTCCAGCTTGGACTTTTTCTGCTGCAAATGATGCGTCAGGCCGTCCTGGAAACCGATCTTCATGATCGGAGTGATATCAAGCATGGCTTATGCCCTCTCTGAATGGGTGATGATCAGGAAACGGCCTCGCCGGCCGCCAACAGCTTCAGGCGCTGCCATTCCGCAAGAGCGGCGGCATGCTGCGGGTTATCGCGGTCAAAGACAGCCGCGATCCATTTTTCGTCCTTCTCCTTAATCGCCAGTTCGGCCTTGGCCGCCTCTGGCGTCATCGCGCCGAAGCTACTGCCGCCACCGCCTTTCAGGCTGCTTTCGCCGATATCCGCGCCAATCTTGGCGAACATCTTGATGACGTTGATGTCACCGACCGTTGCGGACAGGGCGTTAATGCCGGCCTCGGCTTGCTCGTCGGTGACGTAGGTTCGGAAGGCACGCGCTGCCAAATCCCGCTGTTGGTCTGCCTTGGCCCCGAATTCCTTTTGCAGGGCGGCTGTCAGATTGTCCTGGTGGGCCTTCTGCCGGTTGGGCAGGTCGGCCTCAAACGCGGCAATCTGTTCGGCGGTGTCCTTGGCCAGCCAATCGATGACGCCTTTGACGTGCGCGGCGGGCATGCCCAATGCGTGGGCAGCGGCGGCAAAACGGCCCATGCGCTCGTCATCCCATTCCGCTTCGGGCATGTTCTCCGGTCGGGTCAGGCCATAGCCTTCGACCGTGTCAGGGCGCCCGATGGCTTTCCAGAACGCCGCGCGTTCTTCATCGCTGGCCCCGTCGCCGGGGATCGCCACGCGACCCGCGCTGTCCTTCTCCAACTGGGTATAGGCCGCCAGCGCGTCCGCCGGGCTTTTCCAGCCTTTGGCCGTCAGCGTCTCGACAAATTCCGAATGGCGTTCGCCAAGGCTGCCCGCCCAATCGAATGCGGTGGTGGTGCCGCTGTCGCCGGCACCACCACCCTGGCCGCCACCATTCCCGCCAGAATTGGCGTCGGCCGCACCTGCGCCCGAACCGCCACCTTCGGCGTTGCGGGCAAACTCAATCCAGAACCCAGGAACCTTGTGCATGGGTTAATTCTCCGGCGGGGGTTTGGGGATCGCTCGCGCATCCATGTCCAGCATGGACGCGATATGCAGATAGACCCGGCGCGCGCCCTCCAGATGGGCGGACAGGTCAGGGGAGCCGGCAACAAAGGTGCTTTCGTTCGCCTTGCAGAAGTCGGCAAGGTCGGCCAGCACATATTCAGCGTCTTCGCCCCGGAAGATGCGGCGGTAGGCTTCCTGCACCCGCACCGCCCGCTTGGCCCCCCATTTGGCCATAAGCCACTGCACCGGGTTCATGCTGCCCCCCCTGCTGCCATGGCCGCTTGTCCAAGATCGCGCGCGATCTGGGCGCCCGTCTGCGCCTCGGCCATCTGCGCCGCCGCCGCCTGCTGCTCTGCCCGCGCCTGCCTGTCCGCTGCGACTTGGCGCGGGTCCTTCAACAGGCTGGCCGGCGTGTGGAACGCGGTAGCCAGACGGCGGGCGGCATCATCGAAATCAACATTGTCCAGCACAGCCGGGTTCATCTGTGCCATGGTGCCCAGACCTTCCAGGAAACGCATAATGCCGCCCGCCTGGGCGATGGACTGCGCACGGGCAAGCGGGCTGACATAGATGACTTTCAGGCCCGGTGCCTGGGTCAGGGCCGGGGGCGGCGGCGGGAATGCGCCCGCCCGGATCAACAGATTAAAGGCGCGGGAGATGACGGGGGTCAGGAACTCCGTATTCATGCGGCCAAGGTGAGGCCCCATGACCTGCAGCTGCTGTTCCTGCAAGGCCAGAACTTCGGTGGCCGTCGCCCGGTCACCGGGCTGCAGGATCATGGCCTGCCAATAAAAGGCGTCCTTGATGGCCTGCCGGCGCTGCTGTTCCAATTCCAGGCCAAGGCCGATTGCACCGCCGGTTTGCAGCGTCTGCACCTTCACCCGACCCGTCCATGGATCAATGGCACCCGGATACGCCTGGCCGGGCTGAAGGCGGATGCCCCGCAGTTCCATTTCATCCGTCGTCAGGATTGGTGGGCGAACAGAGGCCTGCGCCCCCTCCAACAGCGTCTTGCCCATGACATTGACGGTTTTGGCGTCGGGCCGTGCCAGGGCCGCCGGGCCATCGCCATACACTTCGCCGGACTGCACCCACCACCGCATGACGTGGTAGGGGAACTCGTGATAACCGCCATCCTCCAGGATGTGGCGGTTGTCCAGGTCGATATATCGCGACCGCGTGGCCATGAAGGCGCGGCCCCGGCGGCGCGGGTCGGCGTCGGGGTTTGGCTCTACGGCATGCACCAACCGCCATTTCCGGTCGGGTTCTTTCTCCAGCACCTTGCGCATGGCCGGGTGCAGGGCGTCGGCACCCCATTCCTGCGCACACTGGCGGCTGGTGAAGTTGTAGGTCCGGTAATTGGTATCGACCTGACCATTGCTGTTCTGCGCGATATGGCTTTCCGCCAACGGGATTGCGTTGTGCCGCAACTGACCCGCGCCGATGGCCTCGTCTGAGTACATCACCGCCGTGCCCAACGTGGCCACGGACAGGAAGTAACTCATGGATTGGGCGTAGAAGTTACCGCCATTGGCGGCGAAGCTGCGCAACATGATGCTGGTGACACGGTCACACCAGGCGCTGATATCCCGGTCCATGCCCAGATCGTCATTTTCTGGCCGGATACTGAACCATGGTGTGGCGCTGTTCGTGCCCATCGACCACAGGCCGGCGGCAAGGTTGGTGGCGCCGTGCCCGGCGGTAAAATCATACAGCTCGCCCGATACGCGGCCATCTTTGGTGCTTGTCTGTAGGTCCTGCGCAAGCGGGGTGGTCAGGCGTTGCAGCTCTTTCCATCCGCTTTCACGCGGGGCACGCAGACTGCGAAGGGTGCCAAGGCGGCTTTCCACCTCGGCAACGCGGCTGTCAGCCACCGCCACCCAACAGCGTATTGACGGCGGATGGCATGGGGGGCACGCCCTGACCACCTGTCAGCATGGATGCCATGAAGCCCCGCCGCTGTGACAAACGCCGGCGCGCGGCATCGCCCGCTGCCTGGGCCGTGGCATCGGTGCGCGCGGGCACCTGCGGTTCTGCTTGTGCCTGGTCATTCTTGCTGCCGCCACCACCGCCGGGGGCAAGGATGCCGCCCAACAGCTTGAATGGTGACGACACCAGTTTGCGGATGACCTTACACATGGGCGGCCTCTGGATGGTCCGACAGACGCCATGCCCAAAGGTCAAACGTCTCCCCGCCCCGCCCGAAATCGCGGCATTGCCCCTCGCGCACGAAGCCCAGATGCGCAAGCCAGCGGCCCGCCAAGGGGTGACCGTCCATGGATCGCGCTTCCATGCGGCGCATCCCCTCGGCCCGCCGCTCGGGAATGAAGATGGTCCGAACAAACTTGGTGACGTTGAACGCCACATCGCCCCATCGGTCGGTGGCGAACATGCCGGCACTGTAAACCCCCGGCATCATGGGGCACAGCCCCACCACCACCACCGGCACACCATCCGCCGTGGCCACGAACCCATGTTCGCAGGCCTGCGCCATTTCGGCGGACAGGGTAGCGGGGTCGTATCCATCAGGCTGGCAAGCGCCGATCTCCCGCCTATCGCAGGATCGGGCCAGCTTGGCCACCTGAAAGACCAGCTCTTCCGATAACGGAAACAGGTCGAATGCGGGCACCGGGTTCCTCATACGACAAAAGCCGCAGGCGGGGGCCTGCGGCTTTTTGGGGGTGGGGCGCTTGTCGCGCCAGCTTAGACACCATGCCAGGGGACAGTTGCGACTGCAAGCCAGATTTTGCATAGTGCAGATGGGGCTAGTGGGGGGACGCTTGATGCGCAGCTATTACAAATTTCTTCACAAGGCTGATGTGAGCAAGTGCATAGAAGACGAAACCATTATTGTTTCAAGTAGCGGGTTTTTTCGAAATCATCCTGATCCATTCATTGGGGATCCAGATGAGGGCGTATTCCGCTCACACATAATAAATGATTCAATGGAATTGAAGACAATTCAAGATTTAAGGCGCCTTAGTCACTTTGGCGTCATGTTCGATCATAAGGAGGAGATGGAGAGGAGAATATCAAGAAAGGAAGTTATTCCAAAATTAACCATCTCCGCGACCAATACGACAAATGTTATTAAATCAGATTTTTACATTTACTCGTTGGCATTTGGTGATGTGAGTGAAATATGGAGTGCTTTTTTATCAAAGTGTGATCCGCAATATCGTTATGACGCAGCCATCATGATAACTGATATCAATTCGTATCTAACTCACATTCACAATTTTGCTGTTCATGCTAAATCAAGGATGCCGATTAAGCTCATGTTCCCGCGCGTGGACTGTGCATTAGTAGATTACAGCAAGAAAACAGTAGCCAGCTTCTCTGAAATGGATATTGATTACTCCAGAGGCACCTACAAGGGAAGTAAGTATAGCTGGCAGAGTGAGTTTAGATTAATTCTATTGCGTCAAACGTATTGGGGTGAAGATAGAATAGTATTCCACGTTCCGGGAATTCGGAGATACTTGAGAGAGGTTTCGGTGCCTTCATGTGACACTGCCTGATTAGTTTAAGTACATGGAGCCGCTAGGCCGTTGCGATTAAGCTGCTGCCGGCGCCGTGCGAACCTCCCTTATCCCATAATGCCCAACCAACACCCCCAGCGCCGCGACAAGATGGGCGCCCGCATCGTCCCGCCGCACTGCTGTCCAACCGGCGAACTGCTTCAACGTTTCGCCCTGGCCTAGCACGTACCACGCCACCCGCCCCGCCGGCTGATCCACGCCCCCCAGCGCACGCATGGTGGCGTCCAGACGCCCGCGCGGGTCGCCACCGCCATAGGCGGCAGACGGGGCCGGGCGAATGTCATTCGCCATGGCATCCGCGAACCGGTCATAACGCATGATCCCCACGGAACCATGGGCCGCATCCCATTGCTGTTGAAACCGCCGGCCCGCCTCCACATGCGCGGGCGTGATGGTCCCCCGGCCATGCATGGCGGACAGGGTGTCGGCAACCTTCTTTGCCACGGACTTTTCCGTCATGCTGCACCTCAGAAGTCGGAAAGGGGGTTGTAGTCGGACGCGCGCGATGGACGGCGGCGATGGTCGGGCCGCTCCCGCCGTTCCTCCTGGTCGCGCTTGCGGTTGATGGTTTCGTACCCGCCATCGCCCAATTCGACGTATTGCAGGGCGTCGTGCGGGTTGGAAAACTCGTTCTTGTTCACTTCCGGCTCATAGCTGTTGCCGTCGCCGCCGCGCTTTTTCTTGAAATGGTATCCGCTGTTGAAGCCTCTGCGCAGCTTGGGGCAATGCACCGGGTCAATCAGCAGGTTGCGTTGATGCGGATTGTCATCACAGACGGTCAATAGCGCCTGGCGCACCGCTTCCTGACGCACGCCGGGGGCGTTGCTGGGGGCGGGCTTGATGGTCAGTCCGCATTCGCGCGCAACCATGGCCGCCCAATGCTGCGCCTCCCCACCCTCTTCAGACGTTGCCGATCTGGACAGGCCGGCGGGGTCAACCCAGGACACGCCGATAGGAATGCCGCGATATCGTTCCGACGCCAGAAGCCGGTTCAGCTTTTCAGCAAAGGTCTTGTACCCGACATTGTGTTCCACCAGTTCACCCAGCGCCCAACGTTGGCCGGATGGCTGCTTCTGCGTGATGACGGCGGACGGGAAAAGACCCTGGTCCAGGCCGATGGACAAGGGGAAGTTTCGACGCGGTGTCAGTATCGTCGGCGAAACGTGGATCTGGTCATTGTACTCATGTTCGTAGACAGGCCGCCCCGCCCGCGAGAAGCCGGGCAGATTGTCGATGAAGCGCCGCACCCACCATGATTGACGCCCACGCGGCTCATAATAACCGACAGGCAGATTGGGCAGGTTCTCTGCATTGTGGGCGCGCCCGCCGGGCTGGATATGGACGCTGTATCCTGGCTTGCGCGTGGCCTGGTCATAGATATCGGTGTAGGACCAATGGTCCACATCCGGGGCGTTCATGTCGAACCACAGGCCATACCAGCTGCATCCGCCATGCGTGCTGTCGGGGTAGCGACCACAGCGACCGGATAGATGTTCGATCAGCTCGGGCGCGCACAGGTCGGCCTCGTTGACATAGGCCGCCGTGGGTTCAAAGCCACGGCAGAAGTCCTCAACATCATTCTCACCGATGGCGGCAAAGATCACCTCCATGTCGATGATCCCCACCCCCGGCACCTGCATTTTCAAATGGTGGGTAGTCTGGCCGTTCTGGCCACCGGAATGATAAATCCCCATGCTGGGCGGAATACGCTTATGCCAGGACAACAGCGTACTACGCGCCATCTGGCGGTAGGTGTTGCGGATCACAACAAACCGGGTGTAGCGCACGCCATCAACCGGGCTGGGCCGCTGCTCGCACGCCACATAGAACATCTTCATCAGGGCGGTGGTCGTCTTGGCGCTCCCGTTGGGGCCGATGATGCCACTGATGAAATTGCGGTCGGTCAGGAAGCGCCCGCTTACCGGTCCCGGTGCCTCGTATCGAATATCAAAGCCCATGCCCTAACCCCTTCCCCATTGCCTGCCGGGCGCCCCGTCCCGTACCCTCGCCCTTCGCCATGCGTCGGCTGGGCGGGTCGATTTCAAACCGTGTCGTCTCGGTGATCCGTAAGAGGGGAGACGGGCGGAAAATCGGTTGGGGGGAGGCCCCCATCGTCGCGTGCCACCCCCCCATCGCGCGGCATGGAAGCGGCATCGCCAGCGCCTGCCGCGACGCCCGCCAGACGTGAAGTCTGCTGCGGCATGGGCGCAAGCCCTTGATCCTGCTGGCCTTTCTCGCCGCCTGCCAAAGCGCCCGTACCAACGCCTTGCGCGGACAGCGCGGTAAGCCCTTGAATTTGCTGGATTTCGCTGGCGAACAGGTCCACCACCTCGCCAGCGTCCGCCGCCCCTGCCGTTGGTGCCGCCATGCCCACCGGCATGTGCAGGTGAAGCGTGGGCAGGTTCAGCCCATCCGCCTTGATGGCCAGCGGCTGCTTGGCATGGATGTAGGGCGCGACGATCTCCGCCGCCCGCATCTGTAGCTTCAATGCGTCGGCCCGATCACAACCCAACCGCATCGCCAGTTCCTCCACCGGCATCGAATAGACATCCGCCAGCACCAGCAGCGGTGAGCGATGCTGCGACAGGAAGAAGGTGCGCCAAGCCTCTGTCGATTGGTTGCGCGCACCCTTTGGCCGCCCCCCGCCCCGACGCGGCTTCATGAACAGGTCGGCCCCAAGCGTGCCGATCTCGTCCATCGGCCCCGCACCCACGCCCTGCATATCGGCCCAAAGGTCCGCCTGCTCGCCGCCCTGGTCAGGAGCGGACAGTGGTCCCATGCCGACCTCTGCCATGGCCGCCGCCATGCCCGTCACACGATCCTCACCACCTGACACGATATCACCCCCCTATTTAACCGGCATCGGTGGTACAGGCGGTGGTACGCGGCGTGGTACGGGCTATCCCTTTGGAAACTAAGGTATATCTACCTATCCGTACCACTGTACCACCTGTACCACCACCACGGCACACACGCGCACTCGCCCATGCACATACACATCAATCAAGCCGGTGGTACGGGTGGAACAGTGGTACGGCGTTGAAATCATTGCCGATTTCCGTACCACCACCGTACCACTTTGCCGTACCACCCACCCCGACCCATCCCGCCAACCTAACCAACCGCGTTTTTCATGCCCGCATCCTGCGGGTCGGGGCTGGGTTATAAAGGGTCAGGGTCGGGGATACCGTCGGGCCAGGGGCCGGGGTCGGGGCCGGGTGGCCACCCCTGATCAACCTGGAGACGGGCTTGATAAGCGGCCCCACCATCCGCCCCCGGCGTCTGTCCCTGCCCTGGCGGCGGGGTCCGGGCGGATGCTGGATGCTGTGCGTGTGGATGGCTGTCGCCATCCGGCAGACAGATGGAAAGGGGCACAAGCAAGGCGCGGCTGGGATAGCCACCGATGCGGATTTTCTTGGGCTTGCCGTCCCTGCCTGCCTCTGGCGTCACCGCCCCGGCAAGCCGGCGTAGCGTCTGCACCCACACGCCCGTCGTATCGGCGGCACTGTGCCAGTGCGTGCCCTGCATCAACCGGTTCAGGCCCGTGGATTGGTTGGCCACCGCCAGATACTTGACCAGATATTGCGACTGGACGCGCATGCCGACACTGCCAAGCACGGCTTCGGCCTTGGCCGCCCGCGCGCCCACATCGTCCTTTTCCCCGTGCGTCATGCTGTCCGTCGTCTCGGCGGCCGCCATGCGCACCCATTCCGCCACGGTCAACCGCTTGCGGTCGTTCGGACACTCAACCACGCATGTCATCAGATGCGTAAGACAACTCTGCTCGTCCGCATCCGGCTGCGCCTCGGCAATGCCCGATGCCGGCAGCCTTTCTGCCCACGGCTCAATATCGCCCTCTACACTGGGCACATCGTCATGCATGGCGATATGGGCACAGGCCAGGACCGTGCCGAACACGTCCTGGCCGCGCGCACTGTGCCCGCCCCTGGCCATGGCGTCGCGATACGCCTCCACGGCGGCGGGGAAAAGGTGCCATTGGTCGATCACGCGCCGCAACAGCCGGGCACCCAGCTCGGCCATCTTGGCCTCTGTGATGGCCGGCGCCTTCCCATCCTTGGACAGCGGCCCGAGCCGGAAGATGAGCATGCGGCTCAAATCCTGCGGCTTCATGGGCGGCATCAGGATGGAGCTGAAACCGATGACGGAATAAAGGTTAAAGGTTGCGTTCTCATGATCCTGCCCGCCGCGCACGGCCATGGCCCCGGTATGGGCGGATCGCGCCAGCTCCAACAGGGCCGCCAGCTTGCGGTTATCCTCCCGTGCCTCCGCCTCGTCCAGCCAGACGGGAAAGCTGCTATACCGCACCGTCTGCCGCACACCTGCCGCCGTGGCGTCTGCCGTCTGCAACGCACCGCCGGGGCCGTGCAACCATCGCTGTGCGTCCTGCAACGTGCTCTTGCCCGTGCCATACCCGCCCGTGGTCCAATGCACGGGCCGCCGGTCCAGCGCCCCGCCGATCATGGCCGCCACGGACAGGCCAAGCATCAGATGGGCGTCGGTTTCACCGCGCTCCAGCGCCCACCGCTGGTACAGCTTTTTCAACTGTGCCGCCGGCCCATCTGCCCCGCCTGGCTGTTGTTTCTCGGCGGGGCGTAGCCCCTTGCGGCCCGATGGATAGACATAGCCGTCAACTAGGCCGGGGGCGATCTCGCGGCGCTGCCCGTCTTTGTCCACGCACAACAGCACATCGCCAAGATGCAGGATCAACCCGCCATCCGGCCCTTTCCACGCACCGGGGCCGCGCACCCGCTCCTGCGGGCTCCACACGCCGCGCCGTGCTGCCTGGGCCATCAGCGCTTCGGCCACCAATTCGGGCTTCCACCCGGTGATGATCCATTTCGTCTCTTTGCTGCCGGTGGCCGTGCGGACCAGCACCTCTTTCAGGCTGGCCCAATGCCGGCGCAGATATTCGCGCGCATCCTCACCGAACAGGGCCTGCACATTCAGGCGGCTATGATCCTTGGCTTTCAGGCTGCGCAACTGGCCAAGCGCGTCCAGATACCAATAGACATCGCCCATCATCCCCAGCGCGATAACCGGACAATCCGCCGGCAAATGGCCGTCATAGGCGACGTAACCGCCATCATCCCCACCACCCTCATCGTCCGGCGGTGGCGGTTCCTGTGGCGGAGGTGGCGTCCCCGCCGCCGGCTGGCACAGCGCTTCCGTCAACGCGCGTTCCCGCGCCTCCGCCTCGGCCTCCGCCAGCATCTGCCGCACCTGGGACATGTTGCCTTCATCCGGCGGGCTCATGCGGCAATCCCCTGGCCACGCGGGCGGCGTTCCGCACCCCTGGCGGCTTTCAACACGTCATTCACGTCTTTCACCCCAGCCGGCGGGCGCGGGATCAAAACCCGCTTGCCCTGCGCCTCATAGGCCGGAACCACCTTGTGGGTCAGCGTCTCGTTGGCCGGGCTGTCGGGCGCGTCATTGTCGCGCCAAACCACCACGGTCTGGATCGCCTCGGGCCAGGTCAGGGCCGCCATATTGTCGATGCTGATGCCGGCGACACACCGCGCCTCCGGGATCTCCACCGCCACCGACAGGGCGTTTTCAATCCCCTCTGCGATATGCACTTCCGATGGAAACCGCATGTCGCGCCATTTCGGCAATCGGTTGATCTGCCCTGTCTGTCCATCAATGCGCACACCGGCCCAAAGGCGGATAACCGCGTTGCGCCCGCTGAACAGGCCAAGGCTCTTTTTGTTGTATTTCAGGTCGGCCTTTACCCACTGACCGTTTCGGCAATCAAGCCAGGTGCGATGGATGCCCAAAAAACTCCCGTCGCCCCCGACAATGGCCGCGACCATGGCGGGCAGGGTGTAGAGCGGCTTGCCCTGCTCATCCACCCCCAGCTCGGCACAGCCCAGCTCGGGGTGAAACCGCACCCCGCGAAACCATCGTTCGGCAAAGGGAAGGCGCTCGATGTCAATGCCGCGCCCCAACAGATACGCATCCACCGGCGTATCAATGATTTTTTCCTGGGCGCGCAGATAGGTGAACTGGGCCGCCCGCCTCTTGCGCTCGTTATTGGCCGCCTCTTCCTCGTCCAGCTTGTCGCGCGCTGCCTTGGCCGCCAGCGTTTTTTTGAACGCGTCCGGGTCCGTGCCGTCCAGGCCAAGCCAGGCCTTGGCCCATTGTACGGCCTGCCTTATGTCCCCGCCAAACCACAGCAGCGCCGTGAATTCCAGCGCGGACCAGTTCTTGCCGGCGCTGAAATCCTTGATCAGGCCCTTGCACTTGCCCTTGATGGCAATGCGGAAGCTGCCCAGCTTCCGATCATCCCGGAACGGGGACAGACACACAAAATCGTTGCCGTCCACATGGCCCGACAATCCCCATGCCTGGGGAAGCTCCGCCATCCGGTCGCGCAACATGTCGGCGATCTGCTGCGTGGTCGGCCCCTGCTGGCTCATCGCTGCCACCATTGGCCGGGCGCGTCCTCGGGGATTTCCTCCGCCGGCATCCTTTGCGCTGCCGGGGCCTTGGCCGGCGAAATCCGGGGCGCAACCTTGCCACCCCGGCGAATGTCATTCGCCTTGCGCCTGTCATGGGCCACCCTTTCGACAATGGTTGACAAGCGCTCGCGCGCTGCTTGCGCTTCCCCGTTCAGGCGATGGCCATCGCACAGGCCGCGCACCACCTCGATGGCGTCCAGAACCGGCGCCATGTCCGCCGGCATGGCGTGACCCGCCGCCACCGCGTCGCGCAACCGCTTCCACCCTTGGGGGCTGGGGGCAAGGCACCAGTTGCTGGCGGCCACAAGCACCTCGATGTCGGGCGGGAAATCCGTCTCTTCATAGCGTGGCATGGTCATCGCCCCCCGCCACGCCCACCGCGTCAAAGGCGCGATAGGCATCGATGGCCGCCGCGCTGTAACACGCCTCCATCCGGGCCAGTTCGTCCGCGATGATCCAGGCCAGACTACCCGGCTCCGTCTCTGCCAGCACAACCCCCGGCACTTCCGCCGTGTGGATGGTGCCGGCGAAATGCCGCTTCACCTTGCGAAACGGCTCATACCATTCCGGGGCCTGGGGGTTCAGGGCGAACCCGTCCACGATGCGCCCCTGCCGGTCGAAGGGCGCCGATAACAGGGTCAGCTTCCCATCAATGGTGATGGCGCGCGATAAGGTCAGGATGGTCTGCATGTCGCCTCCCGCCGCATGTCGGCTATCATGGTGGCCAGCTGGTCCAGCTTGGCCGAAAGGTCGGAAAGATTGATGGGCTGCGGCGCGCCATCGGGCACCAACACGCCCCTGACAGCATCCATCCCGAATAACAGGCTGGCCCGCGCGATATTGGCGGCACTGGGGGCGGGGCCATCATCGGCCAGCCACCGTTCCGCCGTCTGCGCTGCCACCTCAAAATCGCTGGCAATGCGCTTGGCCCGGTGCCCGTCCGCATACCGGACGCACAGGAACCCGCGCCAACGCCGCGCGATATCGTCGGGCCGCACGGCGCTGATCGCCGCGCGAATTTCATTGGTGATCTGCCCCATTTTTTGTTCAACCCCCATAACCGATGCTGACCGCGTCGGTTGGGGGTTGGTCTTCGGTGGGCACCGGGGCGGCAATTCCATCGGCAAGGTCAGGGTGGCGGCGGGGGCCGCCACCCTGGCAACCTGCGGGCGGGCGAAAAAGGATTGGGCCGATGGTTTCCAGCCGCTCATGGCCGCACCTGTCCGGCCTGGCCATACAGCATCACCAGGATGCCAAATTCGCGGGCGCGCTCCGGCCCCGGCTGGTTGGCGGACAGGACAAGGGATGCCACGGCGTCCAGAACGGCGGAAAAGGGCGGGTCCACCCGCCGCCGCCGTCCGGCGAAACCCTGCGCGCGGCGCAATTCATGCCACACCTGACCATGCGGCTTGCCCGATGCGATGATCAGGGCAAAGGCAAAGGCCTGGGCCTCATGCCACGGCATAGACAGCCGCGCGGGGGAGGCGATAGGCATTACCTCCCCCGGCGGCGCGGTTCCCCTACGACTGCGCTCGGCGGGAACCGCAGCGGGGAAGGAGGACCCCGCCTGTTCTGTGTGGGTCGGGGCGGCGGTCATTTGCCTCCTCGCCCAACAATGGGTTTCAGGATGGCCACAGCCTCCCGCCATCCAAGAATGTCGGTCATCTGGTCCATCTGGCGCGCACCCCACCACCGATGCGGCGCAGGGCGGCGATGGCGGCGGGGCGCGGCACGCCACAGCACCTGATACAGCCGCGCCCGATCCAAGATGCGATACCGCCTCATGCCGCCACCTCGTCGGAGGGAAGCGGCGGGATGAAGTCTTCGGGGCCGAGCGACACGCCCTTTCGTTTGGCAAATTCCAGAAGGGGCGCGTGGTATCGAGACGGGACCAAACCGTCGGTGCCGCCCCGCTCTTTGGGCGTATTCCACTTACACACAGCGCCCGGCGTTCGCTTGACTGCCGCACCAACGACGGTCGGTCCGCCCAGGAGGCCAATAATTCGCTTCGCTACGGGATGTGGTGCATGCGTTTTCATGTCGCCAGATGTTGAGGATTTCTCAACTTATGTCAATCCCTTTCATCCGACCATCTCAAGAGCCTTTGGCCGCAGAAATGCAGATTATGCAGTTCATGGAGAATTTTCTAAAAGCCCGCCTTCAGGCGATTGGTCGCTCACAGGAAGAGCTTGGGGAGGCCCTTCACCGGGATGCCGCGTCTATTTCGCGCCTGGTGAACGGGAAGCAGGATCTTGCCCTGCGCCAACTCACGCCTGCCGCCCGGTTTTTGGATTTGTCTGTAACCGACTTGCTGTCGGGGCTGGGGATTGACCCCGGCAAACCCGCCGTTGATGCGGCGCTGCTGGCGGACAGCATGGTAGCTGTCTTCTCCCGCGTCGGATTGCCGGCTGAACGCATCGACCAGATGGCATCTATGATTGCCACGATTTACGAACATGCGGCCCGCGATCCGAGTTTTCGGCAGCCCGACGGCATGACCTCATTGGCCGGTGCCCTGTCCGCCTTTGCCCAGACCGTTGGCCGGAAATAGCTTTTCCATCAGGTCGGACAACGCCGCCTGCCGCACAATGCGCCATTCCGGGAAATCGTCATTGGCTATCTTTCTGGTCAGGTCATTGATTAGTGTTCGATCAACCTTTTCCTGCATATCATAGTATTCGCCGGGCTGGCCGGGTGGAACCGGCATCGAGCGCGCGCTTGTCCCCTGGGTGTTACGGCACCCTTGCTGCATACGGGATTCCCGTCCCGTAGGCAGGCCCGGCTATCCGGCCCGCCTGATGCCTATCCTAATGGATAGGTGACGGATTGTCACTTCCTAAACGTGTATGCTCGTTGATTAGGTATCGGAATACGATAGTGTGCGCCGCTGTGCGCCGTTCGGATAATTGCGATAATAGAATTTATTTTGTCATTTACGGCTCTGGACCAAAAGTGCAGCCCAATCGCCAATTATATCTTCTCGGTAGAAGTCAAATCTGCTTATGTCGGTATTTTTACCCAATTTCGATGCCTTGACCATGCCGTCGTAACATATGGTCAACTCTATGTAGTCTCCATCTTCATACAAATCGTACAAACCATGTATGATACCGCACGCCCAAAACGTCACCCGGTCCCACGATGCTTGTGAATTACCATTTTTGGCAACAACGGCCATCTCAGAAATAATCGCTTCGACACCGAATAACCATGGATTGCTTCTATACAGTGATTTTGAGCCGTTATCTACAAAATCATTGCGCACCGCTTCGGCGACACGATCCCTGAAAGAAACTCCAAGTTTAGTAATCGCACGGCCATTTAACCGAAAATCATGCACGATGTACTTTTCCGGATCGGCCTCAATCGGCTCGTTTCCCTCCTTCATTGCAACCGCAACACGGACCATAGATGAAGCGTTCTTAGCATTATTCGCTATATTTTTAAGAAATCTAAACATTTTGTTGCTCTCCCGCCTGCGCAGTCATCGCCAATGGTCTCGACGCCTCCCGTATGCGGCACAATCAGCGTGATTTTCTCTTCTGACTTCGTCACGCGAAAACGTCTCAACATTCCCCTTGACCAAAATTGAGAAATCCTCAATTTATGGCGAACGTCATTCGCCGCCGCCAAGGAGGATGCTTTGAGCAAGCCCGAAAATTATCTTCTGACCGTCACGGCCACGGGGCCGGGGGCGGCAGAATTCCTGGATGCGGTGCGCATCCATGCCGCGACCCTGGGCATCCGCCCCCTGTCCACTGCCTTTCATGCCGCGCTGGAAGAGGTCGGAACCGCCCCCGCGCCGCAACTGCTGGCCGTCCCGCAACTTCTGTCCATGGGGGTGGCTGGCCATGGCTGATCTGCTCCGCGAAACCATCGCCGCCTTCAACGATTTGGATTGCGGCGTGACCATCGCCCTTGGTGCCGCACGGCAGATGAACCTTCTGAAAACCGATCTGGCCGAAATCCGCCAGTACGTGAAGGCCTGCCACGAATGGAAGGAAAAGGCCGTGCTGGCCCGGACATGGCGCGGCGCTGCCGCCACTGCCGGCGCGCCGCAACCGCCCACCTGCTTGGCCCCCTACTTCCCCGCCAACCGAAAGGTTCCCGCCCATGTCTAATGACGCTCACAGCCTGACCCTGTGTCAGCAACAGGCAATGCAGATCGTCCAGGAACTGTTCGACACTGCCGGCATCGCACCGTCCTACAAGGAACTGGCGCGCGAGCTGGGGGTGACCAGCCGCGGCTCGGTGCATCGCCTGATCCTGGCCCTGGAAGAACGCGGGTACATCACCCGCCTTCCCCACCGCGCCCGCACCATTGCCATCCGCCGGCGCGTCCCCATGCCGGACGTCACCCCCTTCGAATGGCTGCCCGGCCCTGCCCTGGCGCGGACAGAGGGGGTGAGCCATGGTTGATGATAGAGATATCGCGCGCGGCACTGTCCAGTGCCGCAAGGCGATGGAACTGGCCCGTGCCAACTTGAAGCCGGGTGACAGAGTTATCGCCAAGCGATGTGGCGGCAAGATTTCCAGGTTCACGTTCAGCCACTTTTCCCCGATTGGGCTGGTCATGGGCGTTAAGGGGGGCAACTTCGCGCCAATTTGCATCACCAGCATCAATGGCAAGCGGACGCACTACGAACGCTTGCCAGTTACCGAGGCGGAGATGCGCGCAGAACTCTCAGTGATCGCGGACCGTCGGGCCAAATCCAAAACCCTCCCTGTAATCCAGGGGAAAGCCAAGAGTAGGGGAACGCGGGCAATAAGATTGGATGACGAGGTGCCGCTGTGACCGCCGCCCCTCTCGCCACCGACCTCTGGAACTGCGCCGCCGTCGCGAAGCATCTCCAGATCAGCCGTACCCAATTCTACCGCCGTCGCCCGGAACTCGAAGCCCACGGCTTCCCCCGTCCGGTACCCACCACCCGGCTGTATCAGCCCTTGGCCATCGTGGCATGGGAGGTGGAGCAATCCACCGGCCGCCGCCTGGATGGCGTCGCCCTGCTGGAAGCCGCCGGCATGTCCAACGTCTCCACCACCCGCATCCTGGCCGCCCGCGCGGACCAGCTCGCGGACAAAGCCGAAAGGATCGCGCGATGAAAGCGCCCCAATATATGTCCTACCTGTCCCTCTTCGGTCCCAAAGGGAGCGGCAAGACGCATCTGGTCAATCGGCTTCGCGAGCGCGGGTTTGTGCTGATCGAGATCAATGAGGATGAGCCTCGCATGGAGCCGCAGGAACAATATGGACTGCCGGAAACGGACGCCGACACACTGGCCCGCCATATTGACCGCCTGGGACACAACGCATTGTGCCCGCCCAACCGTCCCCGTGTCGTCGAGGTTAAGTTCACGCACGTCTATCGGCACGCCCGCACGAAAGCCTGACCCGAAAGGACACCGCCCATGTTGATGGTTCCCGCCCCGGCTGCCGGCGATACGCGCGGCAGCTATCTTAAGTCCCTGCGCATCGCCGCCGGGCGCTCCACCCGCGACGTGGAAACCGCCGCCAAGGTCGGACAGGGGACGGTCACCCATGTTGAGGCGGGCAAGCGCACCAATATCGGCGATGCCGTCTATTCAGCCATCGCCACCGCCCTGGGCACCGACCCCGCCACAGTCCTGGCCCTGCCGGTTCAGGCGGCGGTGGCACCCCCGGAACAAGGCGAAGTGCTGGCCTTCGTCCCGCATGCCCTGATCGACCGCAGCGATATCAACCCGCGCCGCAGCTTCGATGACGGCGCTCTGTCCACCCTGGCGGACAGCATTGCCGAACATGGCATTGTACAGCCCATCATGCTGCGCCCGCGCGACGATGTTCCGGGCCGCTATTGGATCGTGGTGGGGGAACGGCGTTGGCGGGCCATGGGCCTGCTGGTTGAAAATGGTCGCGTTGATGGCGATGCCGCCGCCATGCCCGCGCGCGTCCGCCGGATGAATGACCGGGAACACCGGGAAATCGCCCTGGTGGAGAACATGCACCGCAATGACGTGGCCCCGCTGGAAGAAGCCGAAGGCATTGCCCAGTTGGTCAAGGATTACGGCGGCGACACGTCGGCCGCCGCCGCTGCCATCGGCAAGACCGGCAAATCCGGCCAGCGCTATGTGCAAATCGCCCTCAATCTGGTGGAGAAGCTGATACCAGAAGTCCAGGCCGCCTTGCGCGATGGCACCATCAACAAGGAGATGGCGCGCCAACTGACCGTCGCCAACCGCGAACGGCAATTGAGCCTGTTGCAGGATATTCGGTACGGCTACGTCCGTAACGGGCGGGATCTGCGGGAGCGGATGCAGCACCGCAATTTCCACGCAAACAACGCTCTGTTTGGCCGCCTGGAATATAATGGCCCGGTGGTGGAGGACCCGGACAGCGACGGGGTAATCTTCACCGACCTGGAACAGGTCAGGCGCTTGCAGATTGAGGCGATGGAGAAAAGGGCCGCCAACCATCGCGACGCCTACCCGCACCACGCGGTGAAAGTCATCCTGGATGACAGCAATTGGAACCCGGACAGCTTCCGCGCCAACCAGGATGGCTTTTATCGCCGCAACAAGGTGGAGCGGATGCCGCCCACGGCACAACCTGCCTTGGTCCTGGTGCTGAAAAGCAACATGTCCGTCTCGGCATTCGATGACCTGGTGAAGCTGCCGCCGGCACCCACCACCGCCGCCGGCAAGAAACAGGCGGCCAAGGCTGCCGGCGACGTGCTGGCCGATTTCCCCAGCGGGGCCAAGATGCATGCCCGCCGCTGCCGTACCGAAGCCCTGCAACGCGCCCTGTTCAAAGAGGCGGGCTGGCGCACCCTGCTGGCGCATCTCTGCCTGAACCTTCTGGAAGGCAACCTTGACCACACGCCCATGCTTGCCGTCCGCGCCGAACATCGCAGCCCGGATGTCCGCGCCGTCGATCCCGACATTGCCGATGTCATCAATGACTTCCGGGAGAACCTGGAATTCATGAAGGGGGAGCGGCTGTTTGTCGAACCGGATCAAAAGGACCCGTTCATGCGCGTCCTGTCGGAAGACAGTGGCGGCAAGAAGCGGACAGGCGCAGAGGTCTTGGCCGCCCTCTATGATCTGGAAGACGCCGATCTGCTGGAACTGGCCATGGCCCTGCTCGCCTCACGCGCGGGTACTTGGTACGGCAATGGCGTGAACGCCGAACCCGATATCGGCGACCGTATTGAAACGCTGGCCGCCTGCAAGCAGTTGGGCCTCACCCAGGCCGTGGCCGATGATGCCGGCGCCATCTTCTGGCCTGCCTACCTGGAAAAGCTGAATGGCCCGCATCTGGACACGGTGCGCCACCATGTCGATATGCCTGCCGCCTATAACGGTCTGGCCGGTGCGCGCTGGTCAGAGGCGGCACAGAAGGAAAAGCGGGCGGGTCTGGCCGCGTGGCTGAATGACCGGCCCGACAAGGCCGCCTTCGTCCCCGCCATCTTCCGGTTCGGCGATGGGGCTGCCATCACGGATGCCATGCGGGCGGAAGCGAACGCCACCCGCCCGGCGGCCAAGGCGGCGGAGTGATGGCCATGAACCGTCGCCCCCGGCTCCGCCCGCTGCTGATCGGTCTGGCGCTGGCCTGCCCCTTCCTGCTGGCCGCCTTATGGCCGGCGGGCGGGTGAAAAATGGATAGGGCAGGCCGCAACCCCGATCTGTTCAACGGTGGGCAACGCTGGCGCCCGCCGTTGAAGGAAGATGCGCCCGCCCCGCCGGACCCTGACCGCCCCTACCTGATCCTCTATGCCACGCTGGCCGGCTTCATGGTCAGCATCGCCAATATCCGCGACCTGAAAGCCTGGATTGCCCAGAACAAGCCCGCCTTCGACGCGCTCAAACAAGGGTCGCCCGAACGGGCGGACAGGCTGCGGGAAATCTACTTTCTGCATGTCGCGTCCCTATCGCCGCATGCGGTACAGGCGGCACCGCCGCCGCCGCCCATCGCCATGCCGGCGGCTGATCTGGTTGACGGCATCCTGTCCGGGGCTGACGGCGATGACGCATAGGCCGGCACCCGTCTCCCTGGAAGCGGCTGATCTGGCCCTGCTGCGGCAAGGCACATGGAACAGCGGCCCAAAGGATCGCCGCTGCCTGCGCCTGTCCCGCCTGCGCCTGTGCGAAAGCGTCGCCATGTTCGTGGGCGAAGATGGCACCGATAAGATCAGGTGGCGCACCACCGACAAGGGCGCGCTGCTGCTGTCCCAATCGCGCATTGTGCGATAACGCCGCCCGCTTTACCCTCTCTCCATCCCAAGCTGCCGCCACAGCGAGGCACCATGCCCAAAGCACCCAAAGTCACCCGTCCGCCCCTGTTCCGTGTGCGCCCCGCCGCCGGGGGACGCATGCGCTATAGCTGGGAACCATCGGCCCCGCTGGCCAAGGCCGGGTGGCCCACGGTGCCCATCGGCATGTCGGATACGATGACGGAGTTTCAGGCATGGGAGAAGGCGCGGACCTTCAACACCATGGTGGCGGACTGGCAGGCGGGCTTGCTGTCGGAGATACCCGATCTGCTGCTATCGATGAAGTCGATCAAGCGTGACCGGCGGCCCGCATCAAAACGTCTGGCCCGTCCGGCGGCAATCAAGGGCACCTGCGGCCACCTGATCGAATGCTATCTGGCCAGCCCGGAATTCGAACGGCTGGCGGAGAATACGCGCCGCGTCTACCGCCCCGATATCGACATGATCCGGGAATGGTGCGGCGATCTGGCGGTGGCCAGCATCACGCCAAAGGCCTGCAAGACGCTCTATAACTCCATCCGCAAGCGGGCGGCCACCCGTGCCGGCAAGGTGGTGGTGGTGGGCCGCCTGCTCTGGAAATGGGCCATCGGCGATGATCTGGCAACCACCAACCCCTGGCGGGATGTGGAGGTGCATGCCCCCCGCCGGGAAGTGCCCATCCTCTGGTCTTCCGCTGCCGTGGCCCATTTCGTCGCGGTCGCGGACAGAATGGGGGAACATGGCGTGGGCACGGCCATCCTGCTGAATAGCTGGCTGGGTCAGCGCAAGGCCGATGTCCTGAAATGGTCGCGCCGCATGTACCGCAATGGCGAACTGTCGGTGACGCAGCAGAAAACCAACGCCCATGTGGATCTGCCCTTGGGCATTGTCCCGCCCCTGGTGGCGCGGCTGAAAGCCGACGATGCCCGCGCCGCATCGCGCGGCATATCCTCCACCTACCTGATCTATGATCCCGCCACGGGCCGCCCCTACACGGACGGTTCCATGCGCGATGTCTTCAACCGCGTGCGCGATGCCGCCGTGGCGGGACTGCCCGCAACCGATGACCTGCCCGCCCTGCCCGGCATGGCGGAGATTGCCGACCTGGATATGATGCATCTGCGCCATACGGCGGTGACGGCCCTACTGGATGCCGGCTGCACCACCCAACAGGTCCGCGCAATCAGCGGCCATTCCCTGGCCAGCATCACCCAAATCATGGAACTGTACGGCGTCGTGACCCGCAAACAGGCCGGCGACGCCTTCCGCCTGCGCATGGCGGCGGAAGGGATGGACGGCACCGAAGATTGA